CTGCATCAAATATTTGCTGCCGCTGGCATCCGTCAAAACCGCCCCCGGCATCCTGGCCCTATAATCGGTCGAGACATAACCAGTCGGGGCCGTAGGGGCCGTCCTGCTTATATCCAGGGTCGCCGTCAAACCGTTGGTAGTATTGTACCAAAGCCAGATGTAATAAAAGGTACTAGCGACCTTCGCCGACATGATCGAAAGAGGTGCGCCGACCGTTCCAGCAGAGTTGATCGTTTTCAATACCGCCACCGCCGTGTAAATTTTCCCGGTGGACGTGGTCAGGTCCGCCAGGTCCGCAGAAATAACGACACTGTTATTATTTACCCCTATAGCCGCGGCCTTCCAGTTTGAATATCGGGGGATTGCCGAAGAAGTGACCACAGGTCCGACGCCGGTCGCCGGATTCAACAGCACCCATTTTGTCAAGGTCGAGTCCCAGGTCAAAACCATCCAATGTCCCGCGCCCGCAATATCGCCAGCGAAGAGGGGCAAGTTGTTACCCTTTACGATAGTGTAGGCCGTTACAACCCCAGAGTTGGGGGTAAATGTCGGGGTCGCCGTCGTGTTCGCCAGAGTGGCCCGCACCCACAATTGAACATTGCCGCTTGCAAGAGTCGTTGACGTGATCTCCGGGGTAAACGCCGCCGTGAGAATATCCGAAGATCCCGCCGCCGCTGCCGACTCGTAAAGGTTTTGTTGCATTCCGATCTGGGTTGCATTCGCGACACTGACAGCGCCGACAGTGACCTGGCCGCCCTGCCCTTGCGAGACAGTCGGCGCACTCACCCAGGCCCCCGCCGTCGCCTGGGTTATGTCAAAATATCCCATCACCCGGAAGGCAACGCTGGCCCTGTCAATGGTGGAATAAATCACGCCAGCAGTAAGCGCCGACGCATTTAAAACCGTGGTGCTGATAAGCGTGGTTTCATCCAGCGACGCCCCACCGGAAACATTGACGACGGCCAGCTCAACAGTTCCCGCGTTATTGATCGCCAGGACAACAAGCCGGGCCGCAACTCCGGACGTGGTGCCAAGGGTCGCGCCGGAAGGGACAACCAAAGAGATTGCAGCCGGGACAGGAACGCTTGAAACCGCCCCGCTTGCCAGGGTCGCAGATCTGAAATCTACCGAGCAGGCACCAAGCGCCACCGTAAGAGCAGAGCCGCCAGGGGTCGCACTGATTCCCCTGAGTTGTTGCACGATTCCCGCCAGGGGGCCAACAACCACCCAGAATGTATTCCCCGCGTCCCTCATCTTCAGGACGCCGTTTCCGGTATCCGCCCAGAACTGGAAAGCCGACGGGGTTGCCGGTGCCGCCGCCCCGCTGTTATTTGTCAAAAGCGCCAGGAAGGCCGCGTTTAACTCGTTCAAAACAACCGCGCCGGAGCCGTCCGCGATTACCGTTGTCCCTTGTGACATAATCCCCCTTTAATAGCCCTGTGCGAGCCAATTTATTACGCGGGCAACACCCACCCCGCCATTTTTTACCTGTATCGTGAAGCCCCCCGTTGCCTGGGCGGTCAAAACGATATCATCCCCCGCCGTCGCGTTTATGATCGTGACTTGGACGTTAGGGGCTACCTGGAAAGCCGTTCCGTAGGCGACCGCCTGGCCGCCAGCAACGACAGAAAGATTCGTCCCCTTGTCCACCCTGTCCGGCATATCGACCGTAAAGGCAAACGCATCAAGGGCCGCGATAATTGACGAAACCGTGCTTGTCAAAATCGCCTTGAATTTGAATTTTCGCCCCACATATTGGCCGGGAAAAAAGTTAGACCACGCGCCGTATGTCCCGGATAGGTCTGACGTTGCTATCTGAATTTGAACACCAGCCAGGCCCGCATAATTACCCCTCAAGGAAGGCAAAGCCGAAACCAGAGGAACCGCCGAAAAGAGCGCGTTCGGGTTATCCGCCCTCGCAACATAGGCAATCGAGCAGTTACAGGCTTGCACTGTCCCGATATCAACCTCATGTCCGGAAGGTATCGCGTACTCGCCGGACAAAGCCCCGCCAGTAAGCACAACGCTTCCAGCCCGGACAATCGCCCCGCCGGATACCGAGCCCGCCCAGCTGGTCGCCTGCTCGTCCCAGGTCGCGACAACGTTTTTGACCAGAGTAGAGCCCGCAATCACCACCGCAACAGGGGCCGCGGAATAGGCAAAAGCGGAATGGGCCGCAATCCAATAAGTGCCGCCGCCTTGGCAATTGAATTCCGGGTTGTTTGTCTTACCGAGAACTAAGGCCGTGGGCCATGTCGCGCCGACCCGGACCTCATAGTCAACCGTCCGCACGGGGTCCGTTACTTTTTGCCAGGAGAGGACAAGGTTGTTTGACCGGAAGAAAGAAGAAACCCCGGTGACGTTTCCAAGCGGGGCCTTGAGAGCCGATCCCGTTACAGTGTATTGATACTCCGGGACATCCGCGAGGTTTTGAGTTGCAGCCCCGAAAATGTTGAACGAACAGAACTTGAAGTATAGCGTTTTCCCGATCATGGACGTGTCCAGGGCCGCACCTTGAAGGATTGCGCCGTCAACCCTCACCACCACGTCTCCGATATTATGCGCCGCAACAGTAGAGCTATAGCAACCCCGAACAAGACCGCCCAAAGTATAAGCGTTTGCCCCCGTCAGGGTGGCGCCCTGATAAGCGATAAATTCAGGATTTGCGCCCAGGATACAAAGGAGGGTTGTCATGTTCGCAGCATCCGCCGCCGATCCTGAAACAATCGTGCCGCCCAGCCCGTCAAGCTGGATGGCGAGCCCGGACGTTGCCCCGCTCGTAATCGCCGCCGTCAAATGGCCGACCCTGCCGGGGGTTGTGACTGTCCCTATTTGGCTGTAAGAGTTGCCATCATTGGAGGCCCACACATTCGCGCCGCCCCAACTCGTCGCCCCTGGAACTCCAGTTGCACCCAGCCAGACAGAGACGCCGCTTGTCCCGGAAACATTCTGTACAGGAGGTTCAAAAAATGCCGGTGGAAAGGTGTTCCCCGGTGCAATGGCCCCGTTGACAGAATAGCCCGCACCAGTCGCCGGGGTTGCCACAACGCGAGAAGCCGCGCCGGGGGGGGCATCTTCCGCCGTGATCGTCAAGGTTCCGGCTTCGTCCTCTTCCACAATCAAAAGTCGGACGGGTTTTAGAATCAGACCAAGTGTGGAATCGGTAATAGTCACGATATCGGTTGGCTCAAGGAACGCATAGTTCCAACCGAGCCGGAAAATGTACTGGTTCCGGATATAAACCGCTCGTTGCAGGATTAACGAGCAAGCAGTATTTGCCGCCGTCGGATCCGTGATCTGGTGGGCCGTAATCGTATCCATCGGGATCAGCCCGAACTGGTCAACGCTGGCCTGGTCCTGCAAAGGACAAAGCTCCGGGTTGTACCCATTCAGATTATTCAGATACTCAAGAGTGACCTGGTTAAACGCATCAGCGGACGTGTTCGCCGTGGTCGGTATCGCATTTCTCAACACCTGGACAGGGTCATCATCTGGGGAATCGACGATAAAATCATCTTCCCCCAGGTTGATCAGGGTTGAGGTTGGGGGCGTGAATGTATAGCCAAACCCGGTTTCTGCCGTGTCCCCCGTAAGGCACGAGTTTTAAAAGCCCTTCCGAGAAGTAAATCCCCGTATTCGTGAGTTGGACAAGGTCCGTTAGCATTTGCGCAAGAGGGGCCTGGCTATCGTAGCACGGGGAAAGAAACAACCCCATTGCGCCGCAATAGTTTTGATACGCCGTCAGGTCAGCAATCTTTGAAGACGCAAAAGCGGCCCCGTAATGCGGATTCGTGACCAGATCGAAAATGATATCTTTCGGGTTTGCTCCCGCATAATTGAAAGCCACATTTGCAAAAAAGCCCTGTATTTCCCAACTCAAGGCAGGCAAAGAAGCCGAAGTGCTGAGGTTGTAATTAGCTGCAGACTGATAAGCGAGCCCCGGATAGTTGAGGCTTTGGGCAGCGTGTAGGCTGTCCATGTATGCCCATGTCGGCTGTGAATAACTCCCCGTATGCAGAGTAAAAATAGTGGGGTCAACAGGAGTTGTCTTTGTCCCGTTTTGCCACATCGAAGGGACGGCAGCAATCGGCCCCTCGCAAAGAGCCATTGAAAAAGAGCATGTATATGTCCAGGTGGTTTGTGTCGCGCCGCCGCCCTTTCCGCCACTGGATGTTTTTTGCGCAATGGGCAGGAAATCACCATACCATGTGATATTTCCAGCAAACCGAGTTCGCCCGTAAATAATTGCAATCGGGACACCGTTACAACTCGATTGCACCTGAATAGCAGTTGCAGCCGGGGAAACAATACTGGCAGCGCCGCCGAATAATCCACTCATTGCCGGACCCTCCAAAAAGAATGGTGCCGGCCGATCAGCTCCGCGTCATTCGCAGACGCATAGACAACGCCCTGATTGAAATATGCGTGAATAACTCGCGGCCATTCAAGAACAATGGCCGCGTGAGATTCGCACCGCCCGAACCGGAAAAGGGCAATGTCTCCGGCCTGTGGGTCCGGGACCTGGTCGCAATAGGCCCGAACATATTCAAGCAGCCGTTCACCTCCATGGTGTAGGTGCCAGTCTGGTGGGTAGTCTGCAACATCGAACCGCTCAACCATGCCGAGGTTGACGAAAACACCCTTGCAGAAATGCGCACAATCAACGCCCACGCCCTTCAACATCGCCTTATGATGGAACGGGGTGTTTAACCACGTCAAGGCCTCTTCTATGATCATTTCGGGGGTTATCATACAGCCGTCTCCGGTACTGGAATGAAAGGACATCCCCGAAAATGTGATTTATTCCCCTTGGAAATGCAGGTAGAAAGGGCCTTGTCACATCCGGGGTAAATCGTAAAAGGGTCGCCGTTCGCCGGGGCATTCGGTAGAGGGAGATAGACAGAGAACGAGCCGGGGGCGAACCCCTTTATGGTCCGCGTCAATCCCGATAAAGCGCCGCTTGTCCAGGTCGCATAGCCCGTATTGAAAAAGCCCGTCGCCTGCTGGAGTGAGGTACACTTGATCAGCGAGACAGTAGAGCCCCCGGAATCGATCCCGGTTACAGCAGCCGCCGCCCTGGATAGCCCGCAATCAGTCGAATACAGAGCGTTTAAACACGCTGCTTGATACAGGTTCCGGGGCAATGAAATATTGAACTGTGCAACGTCCGAATTGATCCGCGCCTTTATCCCTGCCCTTGCAGCTGAAACATCCGCAAAAATCCCCGAAAATAGGTTGATCGCACCGACCACAACGGGGACCGGGCCAATATAAGCCCGCTCAAGTTTCAAGGACGCCCCGTCAAAAGAGCCCGCCGCCGCCGCCGCAAGCATGGGCAACCCGTTAACAAGGTCTGTCTGTTTCGGGTAGATTTCCACATCTAGGGTGTCAACCTCAAGGCCAATTACTACCCGCGTTTTCCCGCGTTTGAAGACAGGCCCGGAAGAAGAAAAAACGTTCCCGCCAAAGGGCAAATCGACATCGAAGTCGGTGAACCGCAACACCGCCCCGCCGACAAGGGTGATGGTGTACAGGTCCGCCAGGGTGAAAATCCTATTGTTCTGCATGTGGGCAAGCAGGGGACCGGAAATTGTTTTCATACGCGATTTCCAGGGGCTCCGATGAATTCCAGCTTTTTGAGTTCCCAAAGATCCAGCATAAAGGCAGAAAAGTCGGCGTAATCCTGCAGGAACCTGCAACGGTAGAAATACGAGCCAGACCAGGACACAGGCAGTCCATTACCAGGGGCAGCGGTGAACGTAACGATCCCGCTTGCATCAATCGTGTAATCTGCCGGGGTGCTTTTCAGGACGCCGTTGACATAAATAAGCGGGTTGCCGTTAAGATTTTGAACCGGCTCAACGAACCCGAACCCGCCCGCCACGAACGTCCGGACGAGCTGAAATATTTTGGTGGATCCGTCCCCCGCCCCGAACACCTTGGCCGTTGCCACATTGTCAGAAGGGACGGTATAAAGGAATGAATCCCACTGCCCTTTGACCTGCAGGAATAGCCCGACCAGGGTGTCAAGATCCACGCCCCGGTTTCCGTCCCTCAGAAACTCATATGAAAGGCTAATTTTCCATAGCGGGTAGGCTGCATAAGCCGCCCGCAATTCCCGCCCAGAAACCGCCCTTTTGATCGCAGTCGAAAAGGTGGGAGTGATAACCACATTCCAAGCCAGGCCTGGAAGTGTAGGAAAGATTGCATTGCTCATTTGTTATGCCCTCACCGGCGCAAAGTTCCGAACCTGACGCCGCAAGACCTCAGAGAGTGCCGCCGCATTGTCGCGAAAAAGCCGCTTAACACTGTCAGAATCAACAGCATTAACGTGTAGGTGAACGTCCCCACCACCACCGAGCCCGCCGCCGTCTCGGACGCTTGAGGCGAACTGTTCGGGTACGATCATTTCCCCTTTGTGGATCTTGGTAAACATATCGCCGGGGACGTTCCAGGAGCCGACCGCAAAACCCGCCATGCCGGACATGACCATTGCGTATGTTTCAGCATAAGCCTCCTCCGCCATCGCAGGCCCAACGTAAGGAACCGACGCAACGGCAGAGGCCGCGCCACCAGCAGCAACCGCCGCCTCCCCAGGGATAACCGCCGCCGCTTCTGCAGTCTTTGCTGCAACAGTCGTGGCGGAAGCCGTGGTTTCAGCCGCCGCCGTCTGGACAAGCCCGACCTTCTCCAGCATGGTCCGAAAAAGGCTACCTTTCTGCGCAAGCGCCGTCTTTGCCAGTTCTCCCGCCGCCCATTCGCCCACCATTTTCATGATGGCCCCGATAAAGGTAGAAAGGATAGAGCTCATGATCTGTTGGAATGCCTGTTTAAACGTCGTTGTTTTTTGAATCAGCCCGGTTATTGCAGAGCCAAAGGCGCTAGTGATCCCAGAAAGCATCGACTCGATAGCCTTTTTGTTGTCTATCGCCATTTTGTCCGTGAGCTGCTGCGTGTCGGCTAGGTATTTCCGCGTTAAGGCAAGTTTATCCTCTTGGAGCTTGGCATATGCCAGCTTGTCATCCGCGTACCTCTGAAGTTTTGAATCAAGCTCTTGCAGGTCTATCTGGTATTTCTGTTGCAGAATAGACTGTTCCCCGGCTATTTCTTGCCCTTCATTTATCCTGCCCATAGCCAACTCTTGCTGGAGCTGCGCCTTTTTGATATCAAGAAGATTTTGCCCGGCTGCCTTCTTTGCTGCGTCCGCTTCATCATCAAGCGCCCTTTGTTCCTGGGCCATCTGTTTGTGGATATTGAACAGCTCGTGCTCAATCTGCCGTCTGAGCGCCGCCTCTTTCGCGCCGCCGCCCTGGACAAGGGCCAGCTTTGCAATCCAATATTGTTCGTCAGACGCCTTAGAGTCCTTAAAGTAGGCCTTTTCAGCCTCCTTCATCTGCTCCAGCTCGTTCTTCCATTCTTGCAGGCGGGTGTCTTTCTCTGCCGGCCCTTTTGCGTCTTTCCCCTTGGAGAAGTCCAGA